GGTGACCGTTTGCGTTGCGCCTTGCGTAGTGATGTTCGCGCTTAGATACATCCCCACCAAGCTGTCGGTGTCACCAGACGCCCCTTCGAGAGCCGTATCCAGAAGGAAGGCCGACGCGTATGTTAAGCTCCCGTCACTGGTGAATGAACCGTACTGGAGAACTTGGTGTCTGCCAACTGCCGCGCCACCAATGGAGTGTGGGCCAGTGCCGGTCACCTGAAGTTGGTCCTGAACCGTCAAGTCGGCGGGGAACGTGTAGTCGCCAGAGCCGAATGTACCCGCAGTGATATCGGAAGCGGGGTGTGTGTGGGTTGGGGTGGCGAACGGAAGATCATTGACGTTGATGTACCCGACTCTGGGATCGACGCTCGTACCGGCTGCGCTCACATCGTCAATCAAGATCCTGTCATTCGCAGCATCGACGCTCAGGCCCGCGAAATTGTTCGCATCGGAGATGACGTTCGATGTGGTCTGGTAGTCGATGGCGATTGTGTCGTTCGTGACCGTCGTGGTACTAAGAGTGATCCCCGCACCTTGGACGTTCTGCCCGAGGCCCAAGTTGTTGTTGAAGATGCTCAACGGGATGTCGACAGGAGCGATCTGCCTCGCACTTGGGGATGCTTGCCCTGCCTCGTGGACGACGAACCTATCCGTCGCTTCCATAGAGGTAGCGGCAGTGAAGTTGGGCAAATCACTCGCGTCAACCGCGAGCGTTGGCGTGGTCGTGTTATTTGTGACCGTGATGCCGCCATTCGTCGCATTACTGACCGATGAGACTGTACCTATTGCGGCACCATTGACGAGCACCGATGAGCCGAGAATGTCTACAGCCCAACCGAGTGACCCGATGTCTAGCTCCTCGACGTCGGGAACCGTGATGACATCCCTGTACGCACCTCCTACTGTATCACGATCCCAGAATTGAAGGGTCGGCTGCGTGGTGTTGCTTCCCATCCGCAGAACAGCCGCCCCCGCGAACGTGTACGTCCCGCCTACGGTTGCGAACTGTCCAGCAGCAATGTCGGTTGCGTCTAAGGACAGGTTGTTGTTGAAAAGATTCAACCCAATAGATGATGCAGCGATCTTGCGCGTCCCCGCGCCTGACTCCCAAACAGCAAAACGGTCAGCGGCAGCTAGAGTGCCAGAATGATCTAATAGGTTGTCAACAGCGAGCGCGAGGGTAACGTCTGGCCCGCCGCTGTCCGTAGCGGTCAAGCCGCCGTTGGTCGCATTAGCTACGCTCTCGACGTCTCCCGTGTTGTTCGTAAACGGCAGAGCGCCCACGGTGTCCTTACGAACCTCTCCCGTGTCTAAGTCTTGATACAGGATGTAATCAGCCGCGACGACATCCCCGTTGTCTGCGGCACTGTCGATGAGGTTGGAGCCCGACGTGTATTTCACCGTGATACTGCTAGACGCGGTAAGATCGCCGCCACCTGTGAGTCCTGAACTTCCAGTAATCGCCACGGCTGAATGATCGACGTGTTCGTTTGCGACAAAGTTGAGCAACGAATCGTGGTCAATCGATGCAACCGGGATGCGCCCGATGGCGAACGTGCCTGTCGTGATCTTGGCGGCGTCGAGGTCGGGGATACGCGCAGTAGCGAACGTCCCCGTCGTGATCTTGGCAGCGTCTAGGCTAGGGATGTCTCCTGCGACGAGTGTGGTGTTTAGCCACGTCGAGCCGTTGTAGCGGAGGAAGTCGCCAGCGCCCGGTGCCGTGATCGTGGTGTCGGTCAGGCCGGCGAGGGTGGTCGCACCACCACCGCCTCCGCTGGTGAGACTGGCGAGTGCAACGGTGCCGTCCGCTTGCCATGTGAACTTCGCACTCTTGTCCGCAGCGGGCGCAAGCTGTCGGGTCGGGACGACCTGCGTGCCGAACCGCCGCACGTAGAAGCCCGCCGCCTGTCTGGTCGAGGCACTCGTCACGGTCCACGATACGATCTCTGGCGAGGTAGCCGTGTCGGTCATGTCCGAACCGTTCGGGCTCGACTCGTCCACGCGGATCTGCACGTAGTCGGTTCCGCTGCTGTCGATGTGTTCGACGACCACCCAATAGGAACCGCCAGCGGTCAGGCTCACGCGGTCCATGTCCAGACGAACGACCTGACCCGATGCGCTCAGACTAGATGCCGTGAATGATGTCGTTGCCGCAGCGACCGAAGCGTTTGGCTCGTCCGGTGTCGGCGTAGCGTTGTTGTCGTAGACGTACAGGTTCACGTCGCCAGTTGGCGATCCGACCCGTTGCAGGTACACCTCGACCGACGCCAGATCGCGGTCGGTACCGGCTGGCATCGTGAAGCCTTGCGCGAAGTATGCGATGGAGGTCGTAAACGAGAACCACGCATCACCGTTCGCCTCCGCGTAGTTCGCCTCGACGACTTCGACCTCAGCGTCTACCCGAAACCCGAGATCATCCTCTAGTGCGAGGTCGAGGATCTGTGTCGTGACGACTGTCCCGTCTTGCCCGCCGCCGCCCGTCGTATCGTTCGGCGTGATCGTGACACTGATCGCCTCGTCGTATCTGGTCGTGCCGTTGTCGTCACGAGCGAGGAAAATCTGATCGGCGCTCGCACCGTCTTGCAGGATGTGCGTGACCTCAGTGTCAGGCGTGACGTTGAGGACGTAGTTGCGCGAGAAGTTGGTCGCGGCTCCCCCAGCCAGACCGGGCCGGTCGAAGTCGTATACAATGTTGACCGACCGCGTGTTGATCCCCGTGCGGAACTGGAGCCGCCGCTTCCACTGCTGCGCTGCCACTCCTCCGCTCGTCGTCGCACCCTGCGACACGAAGCGGTCGCCAGACATACCGATCGTGATGAACGCACGTTGCGGATCGGGCAAGTCGATGGCATCGTCCGACGACTCTTGATCCGGGGTCGTCAGGGTGTACGCGGTCGAGTCGTACTCTTGCAAGCCGAGCCCCACGAGTCCGTCAGCCGTAAGCGCAACGCTACGCACCACGAATGGCTTCTGCGACCACTGAGGGCCGCTGTGAGTGACGTTGACGACATCTCCGACCTGCAAGGTGTACGCGGCTTGCGTGGCCGTTAGAGTGACGTACACGTCCGCACGCAACTCCTTGAGCATCGTCTCCACGGTGCGCTGCGCTTGGTAGATGCTCGTCGTGTACGGCAGCGCGATCTCCAGCCGGTTTTCGATGCCGTTGTCCTCGTCCAGATAGGTCGTCGTGCCTACTGGCGGGAACTGGATGCTGTCGGCCACATAGTCGTCGCCCGAGCCGTTCGGGAACGTGGCTTCAATAAGGTTCGGTACGCTGGTTCCTTGCCGTGTCCAATCCAACGCGCCGACGATATTGTCCTCGGTCAACTCAAAAGATTGAGCCGTCTGCGGCTGTCGGATGATGAGCCGATATTTGCCGTTCTGCCAGACGAGTTCGCCTCGGCAAGTCGCCAACATCTCGACGAGGTTCGCGGACACGACCCGCGAAGTATCGACCACCGCGTTCATGCGGAACCGCTTCTCCTGCGGTCCTGCCGTGTACGTGTTGACCAACACGTCGCAGTAGTCTGCTGCGTCCTCAAAGCTCTGCTCGTCGATGAAGTCGAGCGTGCCACCGTCCCGCGCTGCGTAGGGGATGCCCGCCCCGTACCGCTTCGAGGTTAGATAGTCGAGGATGCAGAGTGCGGGATTGTCAGAGGATGCGCCCGATGCGTTGTAGCCGATCCATGACGAGGTGCGTGGATCGTAAACTCTGTTCCCGGTCACATCCATCGTGATCTGCGGGACGCCGCGCTTCCAGACGTTCTCGTTGTACAGGCAGAAGAACGCCCCGTATGCTACGCCTCGCGCTTTGTAGTCCGCACTCCAACCCATCGCCGTCCCGAGGTCACTCGGTACCGTCTGAGCATCATCACCGTCTTGGATGATGTACTTCAGATAGTTCGTGTACGGCAGCGCCACGTTGGTGTTGACAGCCGACGAGGGGAACGACGCGGGTGATGTGATGGCGTAGTCGCCGTCGTCGTAGACGCGGATGTTGTCTACCGCTTGTATACCAGACCCGTCCTCGGAGCCGATAGCGATGGCACCGGATTTTACCAGCACGTCCTTGCCGGTCGCTCCGCTGAAGAACGTACTGGGGCTGCTGGCGTTGCGAACATCGTTGACGATCAACCCGACCCGCTGGATACCGTACACTACCGGCAGCGATGCCTGCGTGCTTCGGACGTTGACCTTCTGCGCCTCAATGCGACGAACAACCGACTCGCGATTCTTGCCGCCGAGTGCGCCCGCTGAGTCTAGCGCATCCTGTAGCTTCCCGAGCGCCCACTGACCGACGAGTACGAGCCCTGTTTTGATGATAGTCGCCGCTGTGACACTAGCCATATCTATACCACCTCGTCCCCTCTAGGAGTTGAGCCCTCGGGATAGTCCTTGTGCCTTCTGACGGGTTCGCGATCAGAGCCAGCGAGCGCGGCAGTGCTACATACAACGACGGCAGGCGGTGACCGTCTAGCTGCGGAGCGATGCCGATGTCGCCCGTCACGATCAGACGATCGCGGACTTCGCTTGCATCGTCCCAGATCCTCGTCATGTCTACCTTACCGAACGCACGTCGCGCCTCGCGCAAATTAGTGTAGCTCGGCAACGCCTCACGCCACGGATCAACACCTAGCATCACGGTCAGCGTGCGGCGACAGATCGACGCACAATCGGTCTGCCCCCAGACGAACGGCTCGCCACGCATCCGCTCTGCGAGGTCGATGACGAGTACCTCATGATTCGCGACTCTTACCACACCACCTCCGCATCGCCTTCGCCGCCCGGTTCTCTGCGCGGGGTAGTATAGTCGGACCTCTCGGGGTTCGTCGGACCCCACCAGATTTCTTTGTTCGCGAGCGACTTGACTCGGAAGAAAAAGAGATCGTTCGGACTCGCGACACCCGAGCGGCGAATCATCTCCTCGTGAGAGAGGACGTTCGACCTCGTGGAAACCTTCGCGTTGATCTGTGCTAGGTCGGCAGCTACGCGAGTCCTGACTGACACCGTGCCGCCGCTCTCTTGATTGCTATGATCCCGCGTCTCCTGAACGCGCCACTCGCCGTTCTGCCGTCCGACGAATAGCAAGTCCGGTGTCCCCTGTGCCCCGGTCGTCTGATCGAAGTGCAGGAGATAGATCCGCAAGACATGGCCGCGAAAGTTGTTCGCTTGTATGGCGTCCGTGATTGTCTGGTCGATCCCGTAGAGTTCGAGTTCGACGCCCTGCGCTTTACGGTCTACCGTCTCGGCGGCTGGTCCGTGGACAAGCTGGGCACCAGCCGCCGTGAATGTCTGGACTGCTGCGATAGGAGGCTCGGTCAACGTCTCACCGCTTGGCGCGTAGCTGAACGAAAGGAACGCGCACTTCATTGACTCGCTGTTCTCGCGATAGTTCTGCTGTGCAACACCCCATCCGATTTTGTCACCGAGGTTCGCGTGGTCGCGCTTGAAGACCCCCGTATTGGAGAAGTCCCACCCGGCGGGCTCGTTGGCGAGTGAGCCATACCAAGCCTTCGCGTACCTGCCGTCCGTCGCGCCCTCGTCTTCGATCCTGACGCGGACCCACATCCACACGCCGAGCTGATCCGCTTCTTGGATGTCAGCGTTGATGACACCGCCGACGTTGTTGATTAGCTCGAGCACCCCGGATTCGATGTCCGTCGTGCCTGACGTACGCATATAGACATCGCCGCCGAGGAAGTCGAGCGTGGCTTCAGTCGTGCCTCCCATATAGCCGTTCGGCCCACCGAGGCGGCGGTTGTCTTCGTAAGTACCCGGCACCCAGATACGCGCAAGCATTTCGATGCTGCTGTTCTGCTTGTCGGTGATGACGCTATCGAAAGCGTCGAAGGATATGCCGCTCGACTGAAAGGCAGTCATCGTCATGTAGACGTAATTGCCCTCCGTGGCATCATTGCCGACGCCCATCGTCTGACCGCCGTTGTCTCCGATGTACGATAGGCCGGTCGGTAGCGTTGCTTGAACAGAGAACTCCGAAAAATCCATCGCGCCCGTTTTGACGCCGTTGGAGTCCGTCGCCACGCTCGCCGCGCCCGTGCCACCCGGTACCGCTGTATCCACGTCTGCCGACGAGTTTGTCAGGTACAGTGTCCCGCCTGAATAATTGATCTCATACAGGTAGGCGAACTCGCCGCGCTGATCGCCTATCGGACTGTTCAGTGTCCGAGTCATGGCAGCGCCTCCGTTATGGTCAGCGTGAGCCCGCCATAGTATTGCGGTGCCTCCGACCCCTCGAATTGCGAACGGTCGAGACAAGTAGCGCGAAACGTCACACCGCTGATCGTCAGGGCCGCACCGTCTGCTGGCGAGACGCGCAAGGCAGGGCTGATCTGCAACGTAGCCGCGCCCGCGCCATCCGAGCTTGCGTCTGCGCCGACCATGTAGACCGCTTTGTCGGTTGTGCCAATCGTAAAGACATCGCCTGCCCGCATGACATTCGACTGCGATGCGCCCCAGCCGTCCACGTTCAAGGTGTCGCCGGTCTGGCTCGCGCCATTGACTACCGGCGTGCCCGTACCCGTTCCGTTGCGAGCGACACCGCTACCCGGTAATAGCGGGTGCGTGAAGTCGTGGATCTCGCCTCGGTTCCACATCTTCGTGACGAACGCGATGAGCGCCATGTCGTCCGCGTTGCGGACACTCAGAAGGTTCCACTCCTCGGTCCACGTCCAGCCGACTTGTTTCGTGTTGCGGATCTGTAGCAGACCGGCCTGCGAGCGTTGCTTGATCGCGCCCGGTAGCCACGGCAAGCCAACCCGTTCCGGTAGTCTGGTCCTCGGGAACGTCGCCATACTAACCTCTCAACGCTGTCGCGTAGCTTGAACTGCGACGAGCACCGTCGCTGATAATGGTCATAATCTCCTGCGAGTTGCTACGCAGCCAAGCCGCACCGTCTGCGCCGTCGATGAACGAGGGCGAGAACGTGATTGACTGCTGCACGACTGTCTGCGGTTGCGGTTGGTTCGTTTGCACGCGAACTGAAGAAGGCGTTTGCACCGGCTGGACTCGTAGCGACCCCACTGCGGTGCCCGTCTCCAGCTTGCTCATGCCAGACAAGTCTGGGCCGGTCATGGTAGTGTCGAGACTGACTCCGGTAATTGAATCAATCGCGCCCGAGATCGCGTCGGTCAGAGGCTGTGTAATGAACCTCGTGACTAATTGCCGCTGGGCTTGTTGGGCAATCGTCCGCAGTAGGCTCTTGAAAGCATCCTCTGCGTTATTGATGTCGCTCACCAACGACTCAAACGCATCAGTGAAAGCGTCGGCCATCTCACCCGCCGCCTGACTGATTTCGCGCAGCCTATTCTGCTCCGCTAACTGCGCCATGCGCTGCTCTGCTTGGCGACGTTTCTCTTCTTGTTCCTCTAGCTTCTGCCGTAGCTTCTTGCGTCGATCTTCGGCACGCTCACTTGCTGCGATCCGGTCTGCTAAATCTTGTCGCCGCAAACGAGCCCGCACCGCACGCGCTCGTTCTTCTTCCGCAGTCTTGGCCTTTTGTGCTTCGGCGCTGTCATACAGTGCCAGCGCATGACTGATCTCCGCGTTTGTCGCTCCGAGTGTTTCTAGCTGATTCGCCAGCATGGCGCGTTCGCCTTTCTCTAGCAGATCAGCTTTTTGTTTTAGCGATCCAAGAAGCTGGTCAATCGCGTCTCGTCGCTCTGCATCTCGCTGTTGTTCTAACTGAGTGCGGATCGCAGCCTGTGCTCGCTCTTGTTCCTCGGTCAACTGCCTTTCCGCTTCGGCCTGTGCGTTCGTCCTTGCCGTGCGTTGTTGCAGATGCGTGTTGACCTGCACCAGTTCCTCGGCCAGCTTTTTCTGTTCGCGGCGGGCCTCGATCGCGCCTTGCGTCCATCCTTCGGTCATCGGCGTGAGATTCCGGATGCTTTGACGCAGTTCTTCGACCTTCGTGGTGAGTTCTTGCTCGCTTAAATCTGAAAGCTCTTTCTGAAGTTGCTGGTATGGCGTAATGTCTACGGGCTCACGGCCTAGCTTCGCGAGTTCTTGGTTGTAGTCGTAGAGCGATTGCGTGGCACTGTCGAGATTCGGGTCAAGATCGTGCAGCCAATCCACAAAGTCCTGCAAAGGACCGTCTAGGTCGCGTGCGAGAATCGCAGCTAATTCGTTGAAGTGCTCAATCAACCCGGTGAACGGTGCGATTGCCGTCTGTAACCCCGTAACCATCAGAGCCAAGCTCGGCAACAAGGCCGAACCAATAGCGAGGCCCAAGCCTTCGATTGCCGATCCGAACCTCGCGAACTTCGCGTCAGCTGTTTCCGAGTACGTGGCGAACGCTTGCGCGGCTGTGCCGGTCGCATCTCGTACATCTTCTTGAATGCGAGCATACTCCTCGGCCTGAACGACAGCGGTCGAGAGTACCGCGTTGCTGGCTCGCACGTTCGGCACCGTCTCGCCTAGCTTGTCAATGTTGCCGCCGAGTGCCGTGCTGAGTGCCTCTAACGCTTGCTGTAATCCTTGCTCACCCGCTATCTGCCTCAGACGCTCCACGCTGACGCCGTACTCCTCCATCGCCTCGCGTGCTTGCTTGGGTGGCGCGATTAGCAAGTTGAACACGTTTAGGAGGCCCGTGGCAGCTTGTGCGCTGTCACCTCCGAGTCTGGTGAACGTCGCCATGAACGCGCCGACATCTTCAAACGATACGCCGAGTGCTTGCGCTGGACCCAACACACGCGACAGTGCGCCCGCAAGCTCTGAGGCTTCGAGGTTTCCTTCTCGCACCGTAGCCGCGAGCGTGTCTGCTGCCTTCGATGCGGTCAAGCCTGTGCTGCCGAACGTCTGCAACGCAGCGGTCAGCGTGCGCCCGATCGTCTGCATATCACCCAAACCGATCGCAGAGAGCTTGGCGGCTTGTTCGATTGCTTCGATCGCTTCTGCGCCACGCGCACCACCCGACGTGATCGCAAAGCCAGCGCGGGCGACATCCGACGCAGCGGTGCCCGTTACCGCTGAGATGTCTCTGAACGCTTGGTCGAATCCATCAAGTTCGTCTACGCTGATACCGACCAACGTGTTGAGCTTGATGAGTTCGGCTTGATACTCGCGAGTGCGCCGTATCGCGGCTCCTATCGCTTGAGCACCAGCGAACGCGCCGAGCGCACCCGTAGCGAGTCCTGCGGCACCTGCGAACGCTTGCAGCCCTCGCGTGCCTTGCGCCATGCCGGAGACGAACGCCCCGGTGTCGGCTGTGATCTTCGCGCCAATCGTTAGCAGGCTCACCCTATAGCTCCTCAGCGAGACGGTTGAACATTTCCTCCTCGCCCTTAGTCACGCCGTCCGCTGTCAGAGATAGAAGCCGCTGCCCTTCCGAGAGGTTGTCGATCTCCGCGAATGTGACCCCGTAGAGATTGCCCGGTCCAGTGTACCTGTACCCCTGCGTGTGGAGCCAAGCCTCGACTTCGAGAATACTGTCCTCGAAGCTCCTTCGCGGGCCTACCCTTTTCCCTGCTGCTGTCTCCTGAGTGCGCTACCGGCCTGAATCGCGGCGATGAGCACCATGTCCAGATCCCACATCGTCATGTTGTCGATGATTTCGTCCATCGTGACCTCTGAGAGAGCAGGGTCAACCACGTGCTCCCGCACGTAGCGCACCTTCTCCTCAATCGGCCAAGTCACTGCATCCTTGTCGAGATTCTGTAGCCCTTTGACCGATCCGATCGTCGTCGGTAAGACTTTGATCTTCTTGCCCTTCAGGCCCGGAACCTCAACCGAGATCGGTACGATCTCGCCCTCCGCTGTGCGACGAACGAACAAGTCCTCAATCTTGAGGTCGGCCCCCTGTCCGTTCGCCGCTCGCTTCTTCTTTGTCATGCCGTCGTCTCCCTATCAAGTGATCGTGATGCCCGTGCCCGTGAACGTGTTATCACGCTGCATGGTCGCGCTGCCTTTCTCGTAGGTACGCGGACCCGGCTCGGTCAGCACTGCGCTGTCAAGCTGGAGCGTGCCGCCTGCCATCTGCCACGTGATATTCGCCTGCGTGGCCTTCAGGTGGTCGATCGTCGAGTCGTGCGAACCTCGTGCGCTGAACACCGTCGCGCTGGCCGAACAGTTGCGGAGTCCTTCGTTCTGCACCTTGAGCTTGCCGCGTGTGACCGCATCGCTCTGGATGTTGTTCTGCACCTCGAACGAGAGCGTCATCACGTTCACGTCGAGCGCACTGCCACCCTTGTTGATCGTGTCACCGAGAATGTGCTCAAGCGCGGTACCGAGCGCCGACTCATACGAACCCGAGCCGAGCAACGGCAGGCCGTAGTCACCTTCGATGCCCTGCTGCGAATCCGAGCCGAGAATGATGACGCACGTCTCGCCGCCTGTCGTGAACGTGACCGTCACGTCTCCCACCGTCTCAGCAGACAGTCGCACCGCACCGATATCGGAGAACGAGGTAACACCGGCTACTGGCGTGGTCCCCGACAGGGAGATCGTCTCGCTGGTCGCGCCGGTCAGGTTCTCGACCGTCACGTCCTGCGTGGTATCGCTCGCAGATGCCGATACGACCGTCATCGTCGTGCCCGCTGTTGGCTGGCTCACCGCATAGGAGCGGATCTTCTCGAAGCGGTATCCGAGTTCGACGGCGACCGGCTCGCTGTCGCCCGGATCACCGCTTACGGTTACGGTGTCGATCTTGCCGCCCGTCCCGTAGGTGTAGACGTGCAAGTCGCCCCCACTCTGGTTCCCTTCGCCAGAGAGAATCTGACGCGACAGGAAAGAGTGAGTCGCCGGGAGGTATCCGTTCGCGTCACGGATTAGACCGTCGTATGACGCATCGCCGCTCGCTGAAGGCCAGCGTTGCAGCTTGTAGGCGACCGAGAACTCGTGGTCCTCTGCGCCGATGCTGAAGCCAGTGATGTCTGGCGTACCGATCGCCGTGCGTGCAGCGATGTTCGTGTTCGGTACCCAATTCCCGACGCTATCAAGTTCGTCGCTGTACCGAAGCCACGCTGGGTTGGTTGGTGTCGTGCCTGCGGTCGTCTCCCGAATGAAGTTCGCCCGCAGCGCACCGATGCCACTCTCGAATGACATGGCGGCTACTCCTTACGTGTGGATGATTTGCGGGCCGTCTTCTTGACGACCTCCATGATGTCCGGGTACGCAGCGACCAGTGCCTCTCCCGTTTCGGCATCAACGCTCGCGATGCCTTTGTCGAACGTCGCCTCACACCTCTTGCCATCGACGGTGATGACGAGCGCCCGTACTCCTTCGTTGCTGCATTTGATCTTCATGTGGTCCTCCATCTGAACCCGACTGTGATAGCCTTCCGAAAGACCATCGGATCTATCCCTTCTGGTGGTGCAACATCATCGACTGACGTGATCGACACATAGTCGAGATCCGCGATCGTGTCGTAGTTCGCGAGCACGATCCGACGAACCTCCTCGGCCATATCATGCACGAGCTTCTTCGGTGATACGCCACTGTCGTCTCGGTACGCCCAGCAGTTCACGAACAGGACGCCGTTCGCGATCTGGACCGGACCACTCGCCCCGATCGCACCGTAGCCGGTCTGGCCCTCGAACGCCTCGCTGCGTCCGCTAAACGTCATCTGTGGCGAACTCGACTTCGGATTGAACCAGCCCGTATGAAAGTCCGGGGTCGTCGTGCCAGTAACGTTCGCAGCTACCCAGTTCGTCTTGACCAGATCCTTGACCGATACGATCGGGTCCACGCTAGGAACCGGCATCAGTCAAACTCCCGGCGACCGTAGAGCATCAGCCCGCCGACCGCTGTAGATTCGAGTCGCTGAGAAACGATCGTGTACGAGCGCCCGTATGTGTCCGTCAGCGTGGGCAAGCGCGATGTCGTCAGATCCGAGATCGTGACCTCGTTGCCTTGCTCGTCCTTGACCGGATACGCGAACAGCACAGCGACATCTGCGACCGACACCTCGCCGGTCTGGTCTATGTACTGCCTCTCAGCGTCTCTGTTGAGCCGTAAGCCGCGAACCTTGGCGAACCCTGTGCTAGACGTGTACGAGACATCCTCGTAATCGTCACGGGCTCCTGCGCTGTATGTCGTCAGTGTGAATAACTCGCCCGACCGCTTCAGCATCCGCACAGCCGCCGACCTGCTCATGCGTCGATCGTTGTTGCACGTGAAACAGATGTCGAGTATGCCTCGGACTCCGACCGGCCAGCCGCGACTGAGGCGCGGTAGTTGCCCGTGTCGATGATCTTCTTGGCAGTGATGACCTGCTTGACCCTGCGCTCAATCGCGAGAGCCATGACGTAGGGAGGGTTCCCGCCGCTGTCGATCTCCGCAGACGCGCCACCCGTGACGGCCTCCATCAGCGACTCCTCCATCTCTCGCTTCAGCCCTCCACTACCAGCGGCAGCAATGACCTCGGGGATCGCAACGCGCCAGTGTGGGCGCTCCTGCATCCGCGAGGTGCCGAACTCTTGGTATGGTCCGTACTCAACCGCCGAGCCTACATACGCATCATCGAAGTTCTTGATGCGGCCTAGCTGGTTGAAGAACAGCGCAAGCTGCTGGAGCCCGGTGAACTTGATCTTGCTCATAGCAGATCCACGTCAGGCAGCAGTGTCCGGTAGTCGATGTTCGTGCGCTCGCTACCGGCTCGATGCTTCCACGTGATGCGGGTCTTACCGTCAATCTCTTTGAGCACCCCGGAGGAGTCGAGCAGCTTGGCGGTCTGTCCATAGTGCGACGAGTCGAGGCCCATGCCTGTCTCGCCTTGATAGTCGAACCGGACACCGCCCGCTGCCTCACTCTTGACGAGGCGGTCGCGCAGAGACACGAAATGCGCGGCGAGGTACGTCTCTACCTCTCGCAGCGCATCGGCAGTCTGGTCGGTGCTAGTGAGGTACGCGGTCACCATGAGGTTCGCCGTCTCTACGAACGGTGCGACCTCATCCTCGGTGAGCGTCGTGTCCATGACACTGCACACTCGCGACGTAGTTGTCCGAGCCATCTGCTATCTCCCTGCGGACTCGCGATCGTGGCGAGGTGCCGCTTGTCAATGACGCCGAACGTAGGCGTCAGCCTAAATATAAAACACCCGCCAGAGGTATCCGCAGACCGTGGCCGCACGCCTGCTCGGTTTTACATAGCGGGGCCTTGGGGACTGGGCGACGGCTCCCAGTTGATTCCCCTCGGATGCTTCATGCCTTCAATTCCTTGATGCGCTTCTTGAGGGCCTGCACCACGCTCTTCCGGTCGCGCCCCGTCTCTTCCTCGGAGAGCATCGCGGTGAGGGTGTCCACGTCCTCCGTCTCTTCAGCCAGATCTTTGATGTGGCCGACCGAGTGGAACTTCATGCCGTGCTCTCGCGACTCCTCGCGATCCTCGCCACCATCAGCCCGCAGGAACACGTCAGGCATATTCAATACCTGCCGCTCCGTGGGCGAGCATGGCGTGCCGGTCGGCATCATCTTTCTGATGCCGTTGCCCTGCACCATGACGTGAGGCTTCGCAAGCACGTGCGTGTGACTTTTCTTTGCCATTCTCTTCTCTCTCTTGCCGTCGTGTGAAACGAAACCGGGGGCAGGGGCGTACCCCCACCCCCGGAATCTCAGATCACCTGACTACGGTCAGGTGTAATGCACCAGTCCCGTCTTGGCGTTAGCCGTGTCGGGGATCTTGATGCGCGGTGCCATCGCAGCCATGACCTTGAAGTTCTGGATCATGCCGCCCATCTCGTCCCACTGGACGGTGGTAATGGGCGCTGCTACGGAGAGGTCCACAACGTCACGGGTCATCCGAACAGCGACGACCTCAGACGTAAGTGACGTGGTTCCCCGAACACCTTGGAAGGCGTCGATCTCTTCGAGACGCTGCATGATCGTCTTGTCCGAGTTCGCCTTGAAGTCGTTCCGCAGGACCTGCATATAGGTCACCGGAACGTAGAACATGAACTGACCGAAGTAGTTCTCGTTCTCTGCGGCAGCGATCATCGCCAGCACGTCGCTGACAATGTTCTCGCCCGTCACGGTCGGGAAGGTCGCCCAGTCGCCCGTGAGGGAGCCGGTGATCCGGCTCGACGCGGTGGTGTAACCGGCGACGGTGTTGCCACCGATCGCAACGGTCGAACCATTGAACAGCATATCCTCCAGCTTCTCAGCAACCCGACGCGCAGCCAGATCGGCGTTCGTCGTGTCGATGCTGGAACCACCCCGGCGCGAAGCCTCAAGGTGCCTCATGTGAATCTGGAAGTCCCGATACGTGATCGGGATGGGCACGCTGTTGAGCGTGAACTTCGCGAGGTCGCGCTGGCCCGGTGCGACACCGGACATGTTCTGCTCGGCCTCGTCGATGTACGAGACTGCCTCGTACTCGTCGAGCAGGACGCCGAGGCTTCCGAGGTTGCGGGTCAGGCCCGCCGCCTGCAAGTCCTCAATCGCGCCCAGCTGACGCTTGGCAACTTCGACGACCGCATCGTCGAGCGCCTTCCACTCGTCCTTCCGAAGAAGGTCGTTCGCCCGCAGAGGCCCGTTGTCACGCAGCACCGGACGGAGGGCTTTCAGATCCCAGCCGTTCGCGGCGAGCGTCTTACCCGGCGAACCGGCGAACACGTGCCCCGGAGCGCCCTGTGTCGTGTCAGACATTTAGGCCACCTCCATCGGTACAAGAAGATCGGCAGTGCTCGACGTGACATCCGACAAAGCATAGCCGATGGGAGTCACCGCAGTACCCGGCACGTCAGTCACCTGACCACTGGCTGCGGAATAGAGGGGTGCGCCGGTCGCCCACGTGAGGCCGGTCGCGGCACGGGCCAGAACCTCGTCACCCTTATGGGCGACGACGTACTTGACCTGCGCGTTGTCAGGATAGGCGTCGGTGTTGTCGTAGCCGATCTCGCTGTTCTCGACAGCGAAAGCAGCCCGGCCACCATCGGCGGCACCACCAGCAGCGCCCACCCCAACTTCGAGAACTCCAGCGTTCAGGGAGAGGTCGAGTCTGTGACCGGGCTTGATGCCCGAAGCAGCAGCGACCGCCTCCTTGATGATGCCGGAGCCCTTCAGGAAAATGACGTTAGCCATTCTTCATGCTTCTCCTGTTAGGCGGGGATGGCATCGTGAGAAGGCAGCGGCATATAGCCGTCGTCCTCACCGACGCCGAGTGCGTTGGAACGGGGTCCACCGAGGCCGCTGTAGTCAACAGCCTTGAAGGACTTGGAAAGACCGCGCAGAGCCGAGAGGCCGAGGCCCTTCAGATCATGCTCGGACAGAGCCACTGCCTCATTGGCAAGCAACTCCACGACAAGCTCGTCGCGCTCCGCGTCCGCAGCAGCCTGCGCTGCATTGGCCGCGTCGATCAGCGGGTGCTCGCCGCGCATCAGTGCGTCGAGGAACTCGACGTGCTGGGGCGTGACAGACACCATCTGAACCTCTTCGGGTGCCGCTTCGGTCTCGACGATCTCGTCGATCTCCTCAGCGTTGGCGGTCGGCTCATCAGCGCAACCACACACACCGGCCAGAGTCGCGAGGCTGGTCAGCTTCTCGTCGTCCATCGCGCCAAGCTCTTCCGCATCGAAAGGCAGTGACGCAGCGCCGACGAGGGCGTGAATCAGTTCGTCACGATTCACAGCTTCCTCCTCTGTTGGTTCCGGGGTGCCACCATCGCCCGGTGTGTCGTCGTTGCTCTCGGCCTCGCTGTTCAAGGCGAGAGGTTCGGTGGCCTCTGACGAGCCGCCCTCAAGCACTTCGAGGATTGCCTGCGCCAATCTCTTGATCCCGCTCACGGCGTTCTCCGTTGCGTTGTCTTCCTGCTCGGGCTGTTGCATCGCCTGCGCTGCTCGCGCTGCTCCACAGCCCATCTCGACGCTACACGCGCCGACTGTGCCGATCGGTAGCAACGCCAGATGATCCGGCTCAATACCGACCTGCTCGTAGTCAAACTTCGATCCCTCGAACTCGCCCTCCATCGGACGAAGCTCGGCACCGTATCCAGTGCTGACCTCCACGTCGGCGCTGCCGTTGAGCAGTGCGCGAACGATCCCACGACCTTCGGTGCTACGGGTCGCCAGCGTGCGGTTGAGGCGAGCAGTCACCCAGAGGAAACCGTCGCGCCATTGCGGGTCGCTGATCTCTCCGACCTTCACCGCTTCCAAGAACTGAGCATCGCGGTTCGCGTATTCAAGCACGCCGCGCTCGTTGCGCGGGTGGTCGATCGTCAATGGCATCCCGTCCCATTCCGAGATCGACTTCTTGATCTCCGTGCCGCTGACGAACTCGCCACCGGGAAGGCAGGTCATGCACTCAAGGATCTGCTCGCGAAGCGCCTTAACCGGGAACGACAAAATCTCGGTGCCGTCCGAGAGCGTTTCGATCTGGACGAGCGCCGGGTCGATGACACCATTCAAGCGAGCATGGGCTGCGCTGATATGTCTGGACATACGGGAACTCTGCGGTCACGTGACTGACCGAGGTTCCCTGTATGGGGTTCCCGGTAATGGGAATCTTGCGCTACTGCTCGGGCCGTGTCAACCGTCGTCCGCACGTCAGGCAGCGATTGTCTCTGACGCGCTGCTTCGCCTCGTTGATGACTTGCTTCATATGACTGAGCCCACGTGAGCCGACAGCCAGCCACTTGATCTGCGCGACGACGCCAGCGAGTCGATGATCCTCGTAGTGACGAGCGACCCATGCCTCGCGCAACCTGACGGCGTTCTCCTCCGATTCGCTCTCGACGCTGCCTCCCCGGCGAGCGATCGGAGCGAGCTTCCTGAACTGGTCGTTGCCGCGAATGTTGCCGCCTCGTCTCCAGATCGACGGGTAGTTCTCTTTCAGATCCTCGGCGTAGGCGAGCGGGAATAGCTGCCACTGCGAATTGCGGAGGCTGACCTTCTGGTCGTCGCCTTTACGTGGAAAGTCTGTCGCCATTTCTCTAGCCTAACGACAAAGCCCCCGACCCCGAAGGGCCGAGGGCTGTCCACCATCAATGACGTGCCCCTCATCTCAGTTGCCTCCTTCGGCTTTGGCGATGGCTGCGCGGAGTGCCTTCGTGTCGATCTGCGACTTGGACATCGGCACCCCAGCCCCGTCAATGTCAGCGATGACGGCCCTCGCCGCCTCCAGTAGATACGGTGCGGCATCCCGCAGAGTGTTGCCGTCGAGCCCTGTCCCGCCGCAGTGCCCGCACGTCCGCTCGAAGTCGTCGTTGACTTCGATGGCGCCCGTGCCCGTGCAGTAGAAGCATTCCTTGGTGCTCATCTCAGTATCTCCTAAGTGGTGATGGCTTGTCTCATCAGCGGGCCGGGAGCCACCCGGCACCGGACGCCCCTGTCGAGGCGTTTCGACTAGACCCCGTACTCGGCCTCAGCCAGACGGGCGGTGGAGTTCTCGAAGCTCGTGCGGATCGAGCCGAGCACGTAGTCCAAGTCGCCGTCGAAGTGGGCCAGCGCGGAGCCGATGAAGTCCGCTGCCAGACGGAGGCAGGCGGCGGTGTCGCGGGTCTCGTCCAAGGCGGCGGCGGTGAAGTCAGCGGCCAGCTGGATGTCGGCGGTGAGGTTCGCGTTGCGGTCGGTCATCTGTCTGGTCTCCTGTAAGTGGTGGTTGATGGTATCAACTTAAGCATACTGTTGAGGGTGTCAACAGGTGCGGAGAAAAAAAATCAATCGACCAGAGCGGCCTCTCGGAGAACCTTGTCTGGGTAGGAGCGACACGGCCCCGGTCGGTTGCATCCGTTGTAGCGCAGGAGGCTCTGCGTCAGCGTGCGTCCGCGTCGGAAGTCGGCTAGCACCTCGGCACCGCGACAGACCGAGCCCTCTATCGTCGTCAGCGGCGTAGTACACTCGGCCCAAGCGTCGGCGTGCATCGGCATGACTTGGTACAGACCGCGAGCGCCTGCCGAGCTTACGACGAGAGTGTCGAGCCACGGGTCTTCGACCATCATCACGCCGACCATCAGATCGACGGGCAAGCCGAGACGAGCACTGTGTCGATGGATCGCGTCAGCGATGCGGTCGATGTCGTCGCTGTCCGCGCAGTGATCGAACTCGCAATGCCAGCGAGCGGATAGCAGGTACTCTGCGATCGGGTCAGGCTCCGCGTAGATCGGGTCAAGCACTACCGGCTCGGGCTCCGCTGCGTGACACGCTGCGCTGACGATCGTAGCCGCCATCACTACGACTCTCATCCGCTGCCTCCAGTTCGGTACTCGCCCGCGTCTACTAGACACGCATATCTATCACGATGGTTGATACCTAGCTGATCGCACACGGCACGCCAGAGAACGTAGGCGTTACACGGCGGCACCTCTGCGCCTGAACTCGCCTCAGCGCCGAGAGCAACGCCGTGCCATTCGAGGTTCATCAGCATCGCGAGCAATACGTGCTCGACCGACGACTCGTCGAACTCGTCGGCAGTGACGATCTTCACGGCGTCCCGGTTGAGTCTGGCATCGCGTCATCTTTCGGTAGCTCGTAGCAGCCCATGCTCCGCGCAGCTCTGATCCGATTCTCTACGCACCACGGTAAGTAGCAGTTCTGCCCCTCTTCTAGCCAGTGCCCGCACGTGAGGCATCGCCACTGACCGATCCCGCAGATGATGCACTTGCGGTTGATGAAGTCGTGCCGGTGCTCATCCATCCATCGACTCCTCGGCTCGTAGGTCGGTGCTCATCTCAGTTGCCTCCCTCGGCTTTCGCCATGATCGCCGCGCACTTCTGGCAGGTGATGGAAAGCGGGGCGCAGGGATATGCCCCTGTGAACCCACAGAGCGCGTTGAACGTCTGGGGGTTGAGGGCGTGGACTTTGCCACGGTCGGCGTCGGAAAGACCGGGCACCGTAGTCTCCTTGAATGAGTGGTAGGTGCTCATCTCAGTTCCCTCTCCAGTTGGTGTCAGGGTTCAGGTCAGCCAGTGCGTAGGCTTCCTCGTCGGCGCAGTCGGGCGAGCAGGTGACGTTGCCCCAGCCGTCTGGGTCCACGATCCAGACGGTGCCGCCGTCGGCGTCGAGGAGCTTGCCGCAGGTGGCGCAGTCGGTGTCTTCGATGTTCGGTGCGGAAGTGACTCGGGGGGTGCTCATCTCAGTTGCCTCCCTCGGCCTTGGCGACCATTTCGCGAGCAGTCTCCACCATCATCTCTAGCGCCGTGTCCATCGCCTCGCGCACCGTGCCACCATCGCGCAGGTGAATCCTCCAGCAAAGCTCGCAGAACATCTCAAAGTTCATCTGCTCGGTCTGGCTAGCGGTCGGGTTCGTCATCGTGATCTCCTTAGTGGTGGTGTGTTGATGGTATCAACTTAAGCATACTGTTGAGGATGTCAACACCCTGTTTCAACCGACGAGACGCTGGCCTCGGAAGTGGCACTCACCGTCGATGATCTGCACGTGCTCCATGCCCCACCGGCTTTTGTCTTTCGACCACGTGACGACCGCGAGCGATTGCTGCCAAGCTGCGTGATCCACGTAGTCCTCGCGGATGCGGCCCATGAGCCCGAGGCACGTCCAGCGTAGCTGACCGTTCCAGTCGCGGTGATGGTGGCTCGCCATCTTGTGCGTGTGTCCGCTGATGCCGCTCTTGCCGTACTTCTTGAACTCGGCCTGTGCTGGATGCGCCCCGGTCGATGCGCCGTGCTTGCAGACGATGCGGTCGAACAGCAGACAGAAGTTGCGGCGGTCGTGTGTCGCTTGGTACGGGTACTGCTCCCAGCCGAGCGAGTCGAGCCCGAGCAAGCTGCCCCACTGGAGCGCGTCGCGAACAGTCGGAAGGGTCAGTAGCTCACCCGCCGCACGACGGTCGGCCATGTCCCAGATCGTGCGCCTCAGTCGGTCCTCGTGGTTGCCCTCTAGCCAGATGTGCTGACAGTCCGATCGGGTCAACGAGGAGATGCGCCCGAAGTGCTCAACGCCCATGCGGATCTCGTCAGCAAGCGTGACCCGGTTGTGAGGATCTTTCGCCCAGCGCCCGAGCTGTTCGGCGTCGAGCGTGTCACCGTGATCGACGACGACGGTCGGGTCAGTGATCTCTAGGATCTGGTGCAGGATAGACAGGCATCGCTCGTCGTGGTGCGGGTAATGAACGTCTCCGAAGTGGACCGACACATCTGCGGTCGGTTTGCGCTGTCTGGCGATCTTGGGCCGCACGATTTTGACGACTGCTGGCGCGAGATCGAACAGGTCAGCGGCTTTCCTGCGGAAGCGAACCCTCACGTATCTCGTCTCGACTACGATGGGCTCGTCGTTAATCCGCATCGGCACGTAATGCGAGCGAGCCTCACCGTCGCGCATATCCCAGATCGTCAGGTCGATCTTCGCTGCCGCAATCAGATCATCGACAGTCTTGATCTTGCACGAGGCTGCGACCTGTATCTCTAGGTCGTCTTTATCCTCGTTGATCGTGATGTCTTCCGAGATTTGTTTGGCTGGCTTATCCAACCTTGCTTGGAGCGCCGTTCGACGCTTCGCGACTGCCGGGAGCGATCGCTCTCCGGGGAACCTGTCTCGGAACTCGGCCCATATCTTCGCGTTGGTATATCCGAGATCCACGCGGTGCCGAATGAACTGGTCCTGCTCATCTGTCCAAGCTGACGGCATAGCTGCCTCACCCTTCGAGTCGGAGTCGCCGCGAGTGCCGTCACGCTCGCGGTCAGTTCATCACAAATACTTCGCGAGAAGCTCCGCAGTGTCCACCTTGCCGTTCCCGTTGTGGTACTCCTCGACCAGATCGTCGGTGCGGGTCTTGTGATGCGTTTCGATGTTGCGGATCTGTCCGCTGTTGCAGTTGAAGACGATCGTGCCCGTGAAGTTCGAGCCATTCAGGAACGCGACGATCCGCTCGGCCACGATCTCGTTCGCTGTCTGTCCGATGTCTGCCCGTCGTTTGCTCATCGTCACCCTACCACTGGAAGCCATACACACCTGCAATTCGGATGTACCGGGATGATCCCGCGTGCTTCGTCGAGCGCCAACGCCTCGCCCGTCTCTAGGGCTTGGCACTCGGGGCAGACGAGATCGTCCTGTGCTGTGAGGAACTCGGCCTGCGCGGTCACGCCATCGACGCCTGCGTCCGCGTAACGGTTCAGCGTAGACTCTGCGTGCGCGTTGATGATCTCTGTGCGGGCCATCGTGACCGAGCGATTCCTGCCGATCGTCTGCACCGCTCGCCGCATCTCGCGAGCCATCTCACGCGGACCCTGACCAGTCGCGAGCCCTTGCGTCAGGATGCGCCCGATCTGCTGGCTGGCCGACTGCGTGATACCCTGAAGCTCGTTGAACTGACGCGAGTAGAGGTTCGCGAGCGTGGCGGCGTTCGTAGGGATGCGAAACAGTTGCTCGGCTGTTTGCTCGGGGAACGGTATCCCTGCGCGTCTCATGGCCTCCTCGGCGTGCTGTGCGCCACGAGAGAAGCCTGCGCGGACATAGACATCCTGCCAGCGCGTGTTGCGTGTGATCGCGCCCTGTGGGCCGCGCACAACTTCGAGTACCTCGTCGTCTAGCGCGTTGTTCAGCCACGCCATGAATGCCTCGTTCTGGAGGCCGGGATCGCTCGGGAACCGTCGCGCCGGATTCGCCGCCGCACGGGGCAGCGGGTTGAGCGCATCGTTCCTGACGAGCGTCTGCCAGATCAGCGATTCGATCCGAGCCCATCGACGCTTCAGGTCCGCTTGATATGACCGGACGATCCCCGATGTACCTGACGGGTCAGTCCTGTGCTGGGCGCTCGCCCTGATCCGCTTGAGGTGCTGCGCTGCGGACAGACCGCCGCGACTCCTCACGCTTAACGACATCATCATCGGTGAGCGCCTGCATCCAGAGTTCGCCGTCGAGGCTGACGTACCGCGCTACGATCTCGCCGGTCGATGGGTCGGTGTAGGTCCGCGTGTGCCATGCTGACATCTAGCATCCTCAGTTCCGGTACTTGATCGACGTGCCGCCCTGCACGCGGGGTCGCTTCTGTAGTTCGATCCCTGCCCGTTCCATCACACTGCCGCATGAGCAGCGCGGTAGCTCGTTGCGTTGGTTGATAGGTCGCAAGGCTTCCAGACTCTTGCCGCAGCTTGTGCAGGTGTAGTGATAGAGCGGCACCTAGTCCTCCTCATCGTCGATCATCAGATCGAAGCCTTCGGGCATCTCAGGCGGCACCGGGTCGAGCCCGAGCACGTGCTGCCGGAACTCCCACGACGGCATGACGAGATCCGCTGCGCCCGCTGGCGCAACCTTCGCGATCGCGTCTGCGAACTTCTGAGCCGTCTCTGCGCGGTCTGCCGTCGATGGCGCATCGATCGGAGGCCACATCACATCGTAGCCGTCTGCGGGCGTCTCAATCGCGCCCAAGTCGATCAGCCGGTCGATGAACGCACGCACGATGTTCGGCTCGACGTGCTGCTCTTGTCTTGACGCGATGCGTGCCTGCCACTCGCGCTGATCTTGGTCGGCGGCAAGCTGGCCGCGCTCACTACCGAACAGGACACGTTCGGGGATGTCCGCAGCCGCAGAGATCACCTGACGCAGCGAGTCGTACACGCCACGCGGATCGACAGGCGCTCCAGTGATCGCGTCGAGGTCCACGCCTCGCGTCTGGATGAGTCGGGTAAGGCCATGCCGAGCCGCGAGAATGTCGTCCTCAAACGCTTCGAGATCCTCGTCGGACACGTCGATGTCTGCGCCGACGTTGGCGTGCCATATACCCGCGATGTTCTGCCAGTACAACTCGGCTGACGCGCCGAGAACCTTGCTGAGATCATCGACTCGGTTGAGCACGCGAGCGAGTCTCGGCTGTCCGTAGACTTGATCCTCAATCGTCTGCTCGGCCACGTGGATGATCCGCTGCCACGGCACGAGCAGGGACGGGTTTGTCGTCGTGCGTGAGGAGGAGTCGGTCGTCGTGCCTTGCATCTGGATCTCGTAGACCTTCGGCAGTCCGTAGCGCGACGAGGTGGTGTCCTCCTCCCACTCCTTGATCTCGACCGAGCCTTGATGGTATGCCCGCAGGTACATGATGTCCTCGGGCGAAGTCAGGCCGACCGGCTCTTGTGTGACCGGCCCGCCTCGCGTCCCGATCAGCACCACCCCGAACTGACCGATGCCGCTGATCTCGTCCAAGCGCGACAGGTGATGCCAACAACGCACTCGGTCGTCGAGCATCGCGATCGTGTCACCGAACGCGCCACCGTCGTCTCCGTAGGCTCTCACGATCGGAGCGTGTCGCCACGACGCCTTCGGTGCCATATCCACGACACGCGCAGCGATGTCGCCGCGCAGGTAGTAGTCGAGATACGTGTTGAAGTCGGGGTCACGACGATACCCGAATGTCGTGTATAGATCCCGGTCGCCTTTGTAGGTCTGCCCGAGCTTGCCCGAGATGCCCATGCGGGTCGCCAAATCGCCTAGCGCCCGCATCATACCGACTGCCATGTCCTACCTCCGATGATGTCGCTTCCCCCAGACGAGGCGCTTCTTCTCCTCCGTCGTAAATATTCTGCGGAGCGCCTGACTCGTGCAATCCACACGGTCTGCGTATCGGCCATTAGGGAAACTAGCGAGTTCCTCAATATAATCGACCACCCACGGAGCGACCGCAGGATGTGGCAGGACGACGTTGCCCGCCTCCGGGTACGCGCTGATCGCCAGAGCACGATCCTCCTTGCTGCCCTCAACACGCACCGGGATCATCCCCGGCACCTCGCCAGCCAAGACCGCCATCGTTGCCTGCGCGTTTGCCGCGTCTTCGATCCAGATAGCCGACACCTCATCCCATCGCTGCGCGAACGAGCGCACGGCATCGACAGTCTCGGGGAAGCTACGACGAGCGCGGTCCTCGTCGAGCAGGTAAGCGTCAGGCCCTGCTCGCCCCCACGTCTGCCCGACGACGAACGCGGTGTCCTCGCCCTTCTTGAAGGTCAGATCCCACGACTGCGCCACGCGCTGCATCTCGGGACGCACAATGACCTCAGCGGCTTTGTCTGTACCCGACAGGCGCACAGGCGGCAGCTTGCCCTCTAGCTCTGGCGGCACCCAGAACCTCCACCAGTCGCGCCGGAAGATGTTACCCTCGGCTGGTGCCGGTCGCTGCTGATACAGCGCCCCGAACCAGTAGGCCGACATGGTACCGCGTACCGTTTCCAACTGGTCGATCGGCCAGCGTTCCGGCCATAGAACATCGTTGAGCGAGCGCCCGAGTTCGTCGCCCTCGTCTTTCTCCTCAGCGATTGCGGGAAGAGAGAGTTCGTGCCACTGGATGCCCGCCTGCTCCTCAGCCCGATCCTTGAGCCGTCCAGCCAGATCGTCCTCATGCCAGCGAGTCATCACACACAACTGCTTGCAGCCGGGTTCGCGACGTGTGAACAGCGTGGCGAGATACCAGTCCCAGACCCGCTGCCGATACCTCTCGCTCTGCGCCTGCTCCGCGTCTTTCACGGGGTCGTCGATGATGACGAGGTTCGCGCCTCGTCCTGTAACACCCGACCCGACGCCTGCTGATCTCATGCCGCCGACGACCGGCGTGCCGTCCGCGCCTTTGCCGACTAGCTCCCAATCGCTCGCGGCTCGCTTGTCAGGTCGGACCCGCAGGCCCCATAGACTCGCGCCGAACTCTGCCATCAGATCGCGGACACGTCCCCCGAACATCGACGCGAGCCCTGCCTCGTATGACGCGAGGATGACGTTGTGATTTGGGTGCGTGCCCAGATACCAGCATGGGAAATACGTGCTCACGAACATCGACTTCCCGTGCCGTGGCGGCATGGAGATGATGAGGTTGTCGATGTCTCCGTAAACAAGCTCTAACAGGTAGGCTTGAATCAGCAGCAGGTGATCCGCGATCTCCCATTTCCCGAAGCTCGCATAACGGGCGAAGCCCGCAGGGTAGCTGCGAGCGAGCACCGCGTCATCAATGTCAGCCAGCGCGATCACTGACAGCGATCTGCGGAGCGGTGCGCCCGACCAGCTTGGCGAATAACTCAGAAGCGGCAGCGGTGTCGCGCCCGACTTCGATGCGACCGACGACCGGCGAGGCGTGCTGGCTCCCGAACTCCTGCTCGACCACCTCGCCACGGATACCTCGCGCCCTGTGCTCCATCTCAGCGATCATCGGCAGATACCGCGCCGACGTGTAGACCATGTGAAGCACGCGGTCGAGTCGGTCGAAGTCGAGCACCCTGCCGCCCTCGCCATCGTCGGCCATAAAATAATCATAGAAAGCGTCAGGCTGTTCGAGCATCAGCTTCTGGATCGCTCTCGCTGGCTCCATCAAAGTCGAGGCCATCGTCATCGCCTCGTCAGACTGTCGCGCAGACATTTCGCGCAGGCGGTCCCAATGCTCTTCGAGGACCACGCGGTCGTCCTCGCGGTCCCACGGCAGGACGCGATCGTGCCATGACCAGCGTTGCGCCCATCGGTTTATGATCGTCCCGCTCTTTCCCAACCTCAAGGCAACGAGATTCTGCGTGCGCCTCTGACGCGGCAGGTCGCGAAACGTGCAGAACGCCTCGTAGGCTTGCGGGCTCTCTCCCGGCTGCTGGAGCCAGAGATCGTTCTCGTGGTCGAGCTTGTGCTTCTTAGGACTCATCCACCCGTTCCGTGTTGGGGTTGGGTTGAGTCTCAAAGGTAGGACGCGCGAGTGGGTTCTGTGAAGTGCGAAGCCCCCGCCCGCCGAAGCTGACGAGGGCTGCGCTGTCTTATGGCTACCGAGGAACCACCCCCGTGCCGTGCGCGTCCCACGGTTAAGCTCTGCATGACATATCAGACGCGCTTCCCGAGCCTGTTCTACATGGACGCGCCCAGAGTCGAACCGGGGTCCGCTCCGTTCTCTTGCGAGTCTTGCGAAGCGTCGAATCCTATCCGCGCCCTGTCTTGTTTCTCGGCTTGCATGATTCGTCTCCCGATCCATTCAGCCACGCTCACAGTTACCGCGTTGCCGAGCATCCGATATCGTGGGCCGTCAGCTACTTTTGTCCCGTCGTCGTATCGTGCTGTCCAACCGTCTGGGAAGCCTTGTAGGCGTTCGCACTCTTTCGGGGTGAGGCGGCGAGGGATCGTGGTAATCCCGATACCGGACCCCACCTTCAGCGTCGGACCCAGCCCCGGTGACGAGTCCGTGGTGATCTCTGCGTTGGCACCGTCACCTGCGAGGACTATCGTGCTCGCCCGCACATCGCTCGCGTTCTCGAAGGTTGATAGCGTTCGGTTCACTGCTGCTGCGTCCCAATTGTCGTAGTCTGGTTGTGCTGTTGTCTTGCTGTAAGTGCGAGCCTCAACGCCTTCGGCAGCACCCGGCCCCTCTTCTCTGCTCGGCGCAGGATGCCCGAACAAGCCCTCGGAGATAGCGAGTATTTCGGGTCTGGGGACTCCTCCAGAATGTCCGATAATGAACAGGCGTCTCCGTCGTTGCGCCACTCCGAAGTATTGGCTGTCCATAGTAGCCCATGTGACGCCATACCCGAGTTGTACAAGCGAGGCGATGATGGTACGGAAGTCGGCTCCTCCGTTCGATGAGAGGAGGCCAGACACATTTTCTCCGACAACCCACGTGGGGCGCTGCTCAGCAACGATCCGGTGCATTTCCCACCAGAGCGCGCCACGGTCTCCAGCCAAGCCGCCGCGCTTTCCTGCAACGCTGTAATCTTGGCACGGGAATCCTCCGCAAATAACGTCAACTGGTCCGGCATTGGCTGTCGGTCCTCCACCATTCCGGGGACCACCCCTTGATAGTTCGCGCTGGCGCCAGCGCGGAGAGCCTTCGCTATCGACTCCGTCGTTACGCTCGCGGACAAGTTCTCGTGAAATCCTGACATCATGCACATCCTCGTATCTGTGGACGTCGGGCCAGTGCCTCGCGAGCACCCGACGCGCTTGTTTGTCGTATTCGGCTTGGAACACCACCTCCATCCCTGCCCGCTCTAGGCCAAGCTCCAATCCTCCGATCCCTGAGAACAGGCTACCGACCCTAAGCATCCCGCTCATCCTCTTGGAGCGGCACATTCTGGTTTGCGTACCTGTTCCAGTTGGGCCTCGTCATCCACCAGCACTCGTGTGAGCAGAACCGACGCTTACGCCATCGGCCCCACGGCTGATTCGAGGGCTTTGCGAAGATGTCGCCGCACGCTTCGCAGATCTTTGTACGATCCATTAGTCCAACGTGCCGTGGCGCTCCCTTGACTCCAATCATACCACTACGCCAGCAGAAGCGAACAAGTCCACACGAGAGGACTGGGCAGCGTCCAGATTCTTACAAGCCTGCTTGAAGTAAGACTCCTTCAGCTCTGCGCCTACGAACCTGCGCCCCTCCTCGATGGCAACATGGCCTTCGGAGCCTATACCCGTGAATGGGGACAATACCAGATCCCCTTCGTTCGTCCAAAGCCGAATAGCACGACGGATCACTTCAAGCTGAAGCGGGCAGATGTGGCGTTCGTCGTCATGCTCCCTTGCGCTCCGGTATTGCAGTGTGTCGGAGGGGTTAATGTCCATCCATACAGGAGATGCGTAGTTCTGCCATAGCTGTACCGGGAAAGTCTCGTTCGTGTTTGTGACGGGGTTCGGGTTCTCTCCCGGCTTCCGCATCGTGACGAGATAGTCTGCGATTCCCTGACGACTCATGCAGGCGTCTTTCTTTAGCTGCTTGTGTAGCAATCCGAGCGCCTTGGTCCTCTGCATCGCCGTGACTGGATCTTTCCAGATACAGACCTCTGAATGATAGATGAACCCAGCAGCCTGAAACATACGGATCAACTCACCGCGGAAGTCTCGAATACCAATCACCCCGTCACGGACCTTAGAAGTCGGAAGGTTCATGCAGTGAAAAGAAACCAATCGCCCCGGCTTGATGACGCGGAACAAGTCATCCACAAGAAACTTGAAGTGCTCGGCAAACTCCTCTGAGGATCGACAATTCCCCATGTCTCTATCCGTGGCCGTGTACGTGTACAGGCTCTCGAAAGGTGGCGAAAAAACCGAAAAGTCGATTGAGTCTGTTTCAAGAGACTTGACCACATCAACGCAGTCCCCGAGGTGGAGATCCCATCCTGCGCCACTTTCGTGATCTGTCACGTATTCAACGGATTCTTTTTCCATGCCTCGCACGTCCTCTCTGTTCAAGTCTCTCATCTGCGCCGTCATTTCCTCGACCATCGTGAGTGCATCTGCTTCTTTGCGTTTGATGTTTGCGACAACTGCACCCTCCGTCTCAGCAGTGTAAATGTGAACGTCCACATCCTGCTCTTGCCCGAAACGCCAGCATCGCCTCACGGCTTGGTAATACTGCTCCCACGAATCAGACAATCCGACGAAAGCCACATTGGAACAATGCTGCCAGTTCATACCATGACCAGCGATCTTCGGCTTCGTGACGAGTACGCGGAAACGACCCTCTGAAAAACCAAGCAAGCGATCCTCTTTGACATCGTTAGAATCAGAGCCGCTCACCTCAACCGCGTCAGGGATCGCATCTGCGAGGGCCTTCGATTCATCGTTCAGGTTGCACCAGACAACCCAAGGCTCGGTTGAGTTGTTTACGTGAGCCGCGCACTCTGCGACCCGCTCCGCGATTGTGGATCGACGAGCCGCTAGTCTCTCTTGCAACGTTTCGGCTTGCACCGGGAAGAGGAAGCCTTCAGGTGCCGTCTCTGTGCGGATTACATGATCGTGATAGACCAAGCCCGGAAGATTGAAACCTTCATCATCGTATCCGAGATCCGAAGGCTTGCGGAGCATGACAGCCCATGAACACACCCATCGCCAAAACTCAGAAACAGCGTGCCCTTTCAGTCTCCAGTTTTGTGTCGAGCCGCCGTCATGCACAAAGAACGTGCTGAGCATCTCAGTCATTGAGAGTCCCCCAAGAAACTCTGAATGATTGCCCAACTCAGTGAAGTCATTTGGAGCAGGCGTCGCAGTGCAGGCCAGTCGAAACGGCACAGATGAGAAATCTTCGATCAGTTGTCTCCGAAACGCTCCATCTTTGTGCTTGATTATGCTTGACTCATCCAACACGACACCGTGCCACTTCGAGGCATCGAAGTGATCTAGCATCTCATAGTTCGTGATGTAGACGCGACTCCCGTGATCTTTCGGTTGCTGGCGAACGTATTCCACGTCGATCCCAAACTTTTGACCCTCGCGTACTGTTTGCTGTGCAACAGCCAACGGGGCCAAAATCAAAACAGGTCCGGGTACGTGTTCAGCCCATGCAAGCTGCATGAGCGTTTTTCCCATGCCGCAATCAGCGAACACCGCTGACCTGCCGCGTCGTAAAGACCATCTGACGACATCTCGCTGGAACGGGAACAGGTGGGTGTTAAGTGCTCCTGAGATCGAAATGCCCGTGGGCAGATCGGTGATCGCCTTACTTGCCAAGAAGTCGGAATAATCGCTCATACCCAGCTATCCCATCCTTCGGGCTTCACGCCCGCATCTACGAGGCCGACGATGGCCTCCTCGGTGATCTTGCCCTGCTCCGTTCCGGCGTAGCCCTCGAACTCGCAGCTCTGGTACTGAAGGCACTGAAGAGCGCCGAGGGCACGTTCCCGTGATACAGGTGCCGCGATGATCTGCGAGGCTGCACTTGCACACTCGAAGGCGAAACCGTCTCCGGCCCACTTCTCGCCCTCGCCCTCTCCGTACCGAGCGTCGATGCTCACGATGTTCGCGACGGCGAGCTTGACCGCTAGACGCCGCGCCTCTTGCTCGTCTGCTCGCTCTGTGCTGGCGATGTACGCGGCAGCGGCTCCGATCGTGCGAGGGTCGCAGATGAACGCGCTCATCGGTACACCTCCCCGGTCTTGGTCACTGTGAAAAGACCGTGCCCCGGCAGCACTGCGGTCAGGCTGTCGGCAGCAGGCTCCGCGTGCAGATACCGGACATGGCCCTCCACCGCATCCATGACTGCGCCACCATCGACCCACGTGTAGTTGAGGGCGTTGGTGGTCAGGAGTACCTGTGGTACGAGGCACTCGACGTGGTGGCGGGCGTTGCTGAGTGCGTTTACGAGTTCCTGAGTCATCTTTCGATCTCCTTGGTGGTGGTTGATAACTGAAACATACACATGGCGTTGATGGTGTCAACACCTAATTTCACAACCACGTGAACCCGCTGATCGGAAGCTCCCACGCTGGCTCGGTGTCTTGCTCGACGCGGTGCTCTCGTCGGCGTAGGACTGACAGGCGACCGGGCGGCAGGTCGGTGATCTCGTAGTAGCCGATCCGGTCTGTCCAGCGCACGACGATCAAAGAGGGAACGCCGTCGATCGTCCACTCGTGAGCGCGGAGCAGGTCGAGCCAT